GAGCTTGGTTTAGCCGCATCTTGGAAGGACTGGGAATATTATATTCAACGGGCATTAGATCGGAAAACGGCATTATATCAAAATATTGAATTTGCTTTGGGTGATGTTGCTGGTATTGTTCCCACCCCAGAATATAGCTCTCGGGCACAGTGTGTCCTTGGGGCTTTTATCTGGGTGAATTCTCATTTGGATTCAGTGCGTCCTGGTCCTACCTGGCAACGCATGTGGCGCACAATTGCAGAAGTTCAGTTTGGAAATGTACATAAAAATGGTGGAGTTACCTTGAATGCGGCGGACGTTGCGACAAAACATTTTCGTGTCTGGTTGTCGAACATGGCCCCTGGTGCCGTGTGCTACGACTTTGACAGTGTTTCAACGGTATTTTGTCGCGCAACGCACAAGGATGTGCTTTTTGATCACATCACTATTCGTGCGACGCCTAACCGCATGTTTTTGTTTGTTGTGCATGGGAAGAATGGTGGGCATGTTGTGCCAGGAATGTTGATGCTTGCCCCGGATGATGACTGTTCCAGCGTTGTGAGCTCCAAGGGTAAGGGTCGAGTTGATGACTCCCTTGTAGCAGCTTTCAATCTTTTTACTGCTCCGTCAGATTCCGATGAAGGCACCACTGCTGACGCCACGTCTTCGGACATTTCCGCGATTCTTGCGTCTGTGAATACAGTCGCCCCTTTGGCGAAGACCTTTTCCGAGTGTGGTGATTTTTGTGGTGTTTATACGTATGAGCAAGTTCGCGTTCTTCGCCGTGCTTCAAGGGCGGCGTTTCAGGCACATCGCAGTCTTTTTAATGAGTGTTATCTCGGCTACAAGAGTGATCTCGCAGTTTTGAAGAGAGACTTCTTAGCAGATATTTATTCTGTCGAGATCAAGTCACGCCTCGTACGAGAGCCGACCCTCAATACCGATTGGGAGGTGGTTACGGACTCCGTCGGTCGGGATTATGCCGTTCCAAGTTTTGCCATTTCTGAAATGCGGTTGTATTTTTCAGGACACCCGCCCGTAGCAAAGAACATTCAAGTGGCACGTGAACGGCTCTGGTCTCGTTTTCAGTCTCTCCGTACTGACGAAGGTGCGAGAATGGACATCACTGGTGATTCTGCTGCTTTTGACCGTATCGACGCGGTCTTGTATCACGTCCTTACTGAGCATGTCGATGTTGATGAGGCGAGACGGTTTCTTGCCGAACTCGGGCCCACTGGTTTCGGCTGCATGGATGCCGTTCGTACATGGATAATGCGATGTTCCTGGATGCCAAATTCTTGGCGTCGTAGATGCGCAGTGTCCATAGCAAGAAAAGATTTGGTGCCTGCAACAGGCAATGCAGGCCCTGTGTCTCGGCATCCTCTCACAGCAAACTTGCTCAAACGTGTCATTGCTGATGTGCCCATCCCGCCTCCGTCCGTTATTTCCCCCGTTGTGGATGTTCCGATCTCTCAAGGACCTGAATGTGTGAAGGCAGGCGCTTCTAAGCCCCTGTCAAAGAAGTGCTTTTCCTGTGGCCAGTTTGGGCATCTTAAAGCTAAATGTTCAGTACGTAATGCTGTGCCACTAGGTGGTTCTGAAGATGTCGCACATTCTCATGGTGGTGCACGGTGCACCCACAAGCGATGTAAGGATCCAACCCTACAGTGTGCGAGGTGTGGTGCTCCAATTGAAGGGGCGTGTTGGAACTGCAATAGCAATTGTTCTTGTGCACAAACTTTGCTCCAGTTACGAACCAGCCGCCCATGTTTTCTACTTCAACCGCCTTTTCGAGTGATCTTGCCGTCTTTTCAGCGGCCAAAGATAGACTTCAAGGTCTACGAGGCCGAGTTGCGGCGAAACGGGAAAATCAAAGAGGATTGCAAAATTCTTTGGGGTCAGAAAGCGAGTGATCGTTTTAAACTCCGCGGCCCTGTCGCCGTTGGCCCCACTTCAATGGAACGATTTCCCGTGTCCTCGGATTGTTCGGTCGAGTCGACGAAGTTTGCCTTGTTGTCTCGTCAACTCAAGGCGATGCCCGCGCCCGAAGAGGGGCGCTGGAGCGTGCCTGCGGACTTCTTGGTTATCAAGTATTCACATATGTCCAAGTCAACCCATCTCTCAACCTATGAAGGCAAACGTAGGAAAAAGATGGAGTATGCTTATATTGAGGCTGAGGCGGAGTATTGGTGTCACCCCTTTTATTTGTTCGTTTTTTGGTCAGCTTTCACCAAACATGAGCTCTTGCCAAAGGCGGACATAAACGGTGTTAATGCTGACCCGCGGCTCATTTGTTGCCAACCCCCTCTCTTGAACATTTATACTTCTTGCCATGTTCAGTCCGGTTATAAGGCAAATTGTGTGGCGTTTTCTGTTGCAACCGCCGCTTATAAATTGGGCATCCCTGGTTTTGAGGACGATTGGCACTTTGATTTTCGAGTCGTAAGTGAGGTCCTCCCGCAATTCCAATGGGATGCCACAGCGAAGTGTGATCTTTTGACCTCCCTCGTCCTTTTGTCCCCTGCACCGATCGTATATGGATCCGGGCTTAATCCTAAAGAGATCGGGGCGCTCTGGGAACTCTTTTGTGTCCTCGAGGGCCAGGGTTATACAATTTGGGTCAGTGATTACGAACGGTATGACTCAACGATTGGAATACCAGCGTTTCGAGCTTACCGTCGTTTGTCTCAGGCATGTTGTCCTGACCACATGTTTGAGGCGATACACAAGATCCATGAACGAGCAACTATCTCGCTCATTGATGGGACGAAGGTGAAGGTGGTGGGAACAATGAAGTCTGGTGCAACGTATACTACGAAGCAGAATACCGACCTCAATTTGTTGGCCACCTTCCACTCGCTTGCCGCCGCTTCTGAGCTACCGCTGGATGAGATTTTCTCTCTAGTGTGTGTTGCCGCTGCTGGCGATGACTTGCTGTTTGCCACAGCTCCGAAACTGACAAAGCGTTTGAGCGTTTCGTCGCTCCGCTTACAGTATTCGCGATTCGGGTTTTCCGCCAAAGTGGAACGTACTGATCTTGTCAAAGCGACTTTTCTTGCTACTCAGTATTGGCCTGGACGTCGCGCTGCCCCCGAACTAGCACGGTGGGCTTACAAGTTCGGTTGGAGCCTGACCCGCCAACCCGATTACGCCAAGTGGTTGCAAAATTGTTACCGCGGTGCTTTTTGCAACTTGAAGGCGGTCCCCTTCTTATCCGAAGCACTGCAATTGCACTGCAACGGATCGTATCATTATACGACGGACCATTATACTTTTACTGCCAGAATTGGTGATTTTAGCAGTTATACTTTTGATGAATATTCGCGAGCTGTTGCTCTTTTGTATGCCCGTTATCCTCTTTTACGGGCATACACACAAAAACATTGGAATGAGGCTTTTAGCCCCGGAATGGACAATAATTCCTTGTTGTCGGACTTGTTGCGGGATGGCGGCTATGGTGCCGAGCATTCCCCTTGATTTTCGACTATGTGTTGGGTCCCGGGCGGCTTCCTAAATCCGCCATGGGCTTTTCGTCTTAATAAACCGACTCTTTTAAGAGACGGTAGAATAGGACTCCTTTTGGAGTGACGAGTATATTTTCCCAACCTCCCATTCTTATCTCCTCGCTTGAATATTCCAAATCTTTTGCACGTTTTAACATACTACCTTCGGAAATCCACGGAGAAAACGTTGCTGGCTGAAACTGATGATCTCTTTGAGGGTTGTGTTGGTACCACAACGGCACCGCCATGAGAGTGCCGAAAATCGATCTTGGAGTGTATTCGAAACCCGTGTTTTAAGCACGTTTTGTACATACCTCTTCTTTTGATTTTTGCCTGCACAACGCGTCCAATACGCAATGCGCCAAGAGCCTGGCTCCCGCCGTCGTCGTGGCCGAAAAGTCTCGATAGCCCGTTCAACGAGCTCGAGACTAAGCAAGACGTCTGCGTCAAGCCGCCGCCGTACACAGGGGTTACAGGTGGCACGGGCACGCCCGTCGCCCCAAGTAAACAACCCTGCGCCCAAGACAGCTCCTCCTCCAACTTCAAGTACGAAGGGAGCCGCACGGGGTATTCGAACGGCGTTGATTCCGTATTCCAGTTCCAAAATTGCCCACGATGTGGCGCGGTCCTTTGCTCTACC